TCCTCTGAACCTGCTGTTCCTAAATTACCACCTGCTCCACCTACAGAACCTATTTGTTGTTCGCTAGATGCTGGAGATGAGCAATAACCTACACCTGCTCCACCATTTGTTGCTGTTCCATCTACTCCAGTTGTAGAGCAAAGATTATCTGGTATACCTGGTCCACCTGCTCCGACTATAGCTCCTGCACCACCACCACCTGCTCCAGTAAAATCATCAAACGCTTGACCAGAACGATTAGTTCTTCCACCTCCACCTCCACCACCACCACCAGAAGCAATAGTTCCGTTATTGGTAAGTTTTAAAGTGTTTCTTGTGTACAAAGCTGCTCCACCAGGAAGTCCAAACTTTGCTGCTGGACCTGTTCCTGCAACCCTTCCACCACCCGCTCCACCTGCTCCAATAATACTTCCATTGTTTACTAAATAAATAACAGAGCCAGTAGCAAATCCAGATATAGAAAAAGCTGGATTAGATGTGCTTGTGCTTGATAATGTAACGCCTGAATTAATTTCTATTCTTGCTGTTATTGGTGTTGTAGGACTACCTAAAGATGTAAATAAATTAAAATCTGTAGTGCTACTAGATACAGCTAAAGTTGTAAGCATTTGATACCATACCCCACCTTGCCTTACCCAAATTTGATTAGCTTCTTCCCATGCTCCAGAGTCTTTTACATAAATATGAGATGGTACTACCCATGAGCCAGAATTTTTTACAGATATAGTCATTAAATCTGATACCAGATATCGCCATCAGAGCCACCAGATGGAGCAGAACTAGATATTGTTTTTGCTCCTGTTGCGTTAGTTCCTGGAGTTAGTGCATTTATAGTTGTGCCTGTAATTGTTCCACCAGTAATATTAACTGAATTAGATGCTTGAGTTGCCATAGTTCCTAAACTTTGTGCAGTATTAGCAGTTGCTACAAAAGCTGTAGTAGCTAATTGAGTAGTATTAGTTCCAGCAGAAGCAGTTGGTCCAGTAGGAACACCTGTTAAAGTAGTTGTGCCATCTACAGTTAAATTACCACCGACTACAAAATTATCATTATCGTAACCTGTTTGTTGGTCTTTAACTTGAGCCATTATTTCTCTAATAGCATTATTAATTGTTGCTGGTGGGCATCCTTCATTAATATTTATTCCACCTACATCCGTATTTGAACCTGGTGTTGATGACCATTCACTTATTTTATCTCTACTCATATTATCCTATCCTTAACCAAATGTTTGAAGTTACTGGAACAACTGTCCAATTATTACCCTGAATATGTCCATCTGCTGTTAAATTACCTGTGCCTGAAATAGCTCCAGATGCTGAATAAGTTACTCCAGCTAATGCTGTTAATGTTGCTGTACTTAATATACTTGCATCTGCTGAATTTACTAAACCAGCTAATACAGTAAATGTTGCTTTTGCATCTATTGCAGCTACACCAAGAATTATTTGTCCAGAAGATATAACTGTAACTGTAGCAGTTCCATTAACTGTGGCACTTCCTGTAACCAATTGTCCAAGTGTTATTGCTTCTAATAAAGCTGTACCACTTACACTTGCATTGCCTGATATTATTTGACCAGCACTTATTGCAGTTAAAGTTCCTGAACCTGTAATGCTTCCAGTACCTAAAACTATTTGTCCATTAGTTATTGCAATTACATTTGCAGTTCCAGATATAGATGCAGTTCCTTCAAACCTACTAGTTCCTAAAGAACTATATGCTGTTTCTGAAAAGGCAGTTATACCAAACATTATTTATCCCTCAATCGCTGCGTTTACTTCCGTCATGTCTTCATCTGTCCACTCAATCGCTGCGTTTACTTCCGTCATGTCTTCATCTGTCCAATAGTCTTTAGCAACCATAATTTCAAGATGTCTTACATTTTGATGTATCACATGGTTTACTTGTTCTGCTTCCATGTCATTTGGATGGTTTCCAGCTCTAAAATTATTAATTAATTCTACTGAATGACCCATAGATTCATAGTGCTTTGCTATTTTTTCTTCTTCTGTTAATACAGGTGGTTTAAACATTATTTACTCTCCAATTCTTTTACTTTAGCTGAAAGTTCTTGTACTGCTTTAACAAGTACAGGGATTAAATTACCATACTTTGCTTCTAGTTTTTCAGGATTATTTTCATATACTAAATCAAGAACATCATTGTTTCCGTCTGCTGCTTCTAGTAATTCTTGAGCAATGAAACCTAACCTTGTCTCTCCATCATTAGCTACTTTACCATCTCTTGATTCCCATTTAAATTGTCTAGGTTTAAGTGTATCAACAAAGTCTAATCCATAAGGTGAGTTTACAATATCTGTTTTATCTCTTGCATCTGATAGAGCAGAAATAGATGTTTGCTGACATCTTAAAGTACCAACAGCACTATTACCTAAAGTCATTTCATTAGATACTGTAGCTGATGATGGAACAGCAGCGTAACCTAGAAAAGTATTATTAGAGCCAGTAGTCATTACTTGACCTGATTCATGACCAACGGCTGTGTTTCTAAATCCTGTATTTATTGCTGTCATTGTTGCATTACCAAATCCAGCATTGTCATATCCTGTAGTAACATTATATAAAGCATTAGCACCAAAGGCATCATTAGCATTACCTGTAGTTAAATACATAAGGTTTTGTGTACCAAAAGTATTAGTGCCATCAGGTGTTGTGGCAATAGCCATTGAATTATAGCCATGATTATTATTATTAACACCTTCAGTAATGTTTGGTCCAGAATTATTCCCAATAAGAGTATTATTTAACATTGAGGTTGCATCAAATCCAGTATCTTTACCAATTAAAACATTATCATTACCTGTCATTGTCCCACCACCACCAGCACCTCTACCAATAGCTATGAGTCTTTCTGCCGATGTAGCAAATAAACCTGCTTGACTACCTATTATTACACTATAACCAGCAGTATGTTTTTGTCCTGCTTCTGCACCAATAATAGTATTATGTAAAGAACCTGTTTGTTCATCACCAGCTTCATTACCAATCATTACGTTAGAGCCACCAGTTGTTAAAGCAAGCCCTGCTTTATGCCCTACTAAAGTATTATAAGCACCAGAGGTCATAACTAGACCTGCTGTATAGCCTAATCCTGTATTACCTGCTCCTGTTAGAACGCCAGCACCTAAAGCTTCTCTACCCATTGCAACTGTTGTAGATGCAGATGTAGCTAGTTGCATAGCTCGATAACCTACTCCTGTATTATCAGAGCCTACTGTTGCTTTTAAAGAGTCTCCACCAACTGCTGTATTAGTAGCTCCTGTAAGGGTAGAAGAAAGAGCTGATGTTCCAATAGCTGTATTACCAAGAGCTGTAGTATTCCTTAATAAAGAGTTTCTACCTATGGCTACATTTTGAGACCCTTCTGTATTATCTGTTAAAGCATCTTTACCAATAGCTACATTTAATGACCCAGTTGTATTAGCATCTAATGCTCCTACTCCAAGAACTGTATTTGTTGCTACTGAATTAGCTCCTTTACCAACTGTAAGGTCATTAACTACAATATCTGTTGAGAATGGTGTTCCTGATGCTGCTGCCCAAGTTAGTCCACCAGTATCTCCACTTTGTGCAGAAAGAAAATAACCATTTGTAGGTGCGTTACTTACTTTAAGGTTAGCTTCATCAACTATGTTGTCTGTAATAGTAAGAGCAGTTGCTCCTGTTACTTCTCCTGAATGAGTAGCATTAGTTACCTTTGCAGTATTAGCAGTTATTTCTGAATTGATTGCGTTAGCTAATTTATCAGCAGTAACTGCATCATTAACAATGTTTGCTGTAGCGACTACATCGGCATCATTAATAACAGTACCATTTAGAGTTACAGCTTTTTCGGCAGGATAGGTACAAAATACATCACTTGTTCCTGATAATGTGAGTGCTGAACCAGAATTACTAGATTCAAGTATTGTAGTTCTTGATAAAGTTGTGCCTGATGAAGTGTAAGTTCCTAGACCTACTTCCCAAGCATCCCCATTAATAATAGCGTAATAAGTAGTGTTACCATTTCCAATTACAGAAAATGCTTGAAAGCCATCTTCTGCTCCTGCTAATGTAACTGTACCTGTGCCACTAGTAGTGGTCGTTTCCTTTACCCTATCTTTGACGATAAGAGCCATGTGTTATTCCTCTATGCTAATGTTACTGTTAAATTACCTGATGTGATTTTAAAAATATCCCCAGAGTCGATTGTTTTGGCTGCATCTAAAGCTGTGTGGTAAAGCATGTTTCCACCAGAAAGTGAATCCCATAAACCAATCCATCCTACTGTTCCCCAACTTGCTGTTGCAGTTGGAAATGTTGCATCTGCATCAGAAGCTACAGAACCAGATGTGCCAGAAGCTGTTGCAAAGGAAGAAGTTACTCTAGCGTATGAACCACCAGAAACTTCTGTGCCAGTTCCAGCATCTGTTGGGTTTGCTGTGTGTAAAGAAATGTAAGGGTTATTTACTGCTGTAAAAGCTACCCCATTTAATGTTTCGTTTAGAAGTTTGACTTCCAAATAATCTGACATATCTGCCATAGTAAATTACCTCGTAGTTGTTGTTATAGACATTGGATGAGCAGGAAATTCCCCCTCATCATCTGATTTAGTTAAAGCATTAACACCTCTGTCGTACATTGCTGACCAAGTTGCTAATCTCTCGTCATTCATCAAGAATGGTTCTGCTTCACCAAGTGCTGCATAAAGCAGTAAATCAGGTGTATTTGCTAACCAAAGGTTTGATGAAACTGTTGAACTCATATATGGTGGCTTCACATAATAGAGCATTTGTATTGTATCTGTTGAAGAACCAATCGGAGCAAATCTAAACTCGCTACCTAATGCAGTATAAAAAGTAGGTAACCCTGATGTTAATGCTCTTGTATTCCTAAAGAAATTACTAGGAGATTGAAAGGTAACAGTTTGTATAGGGTTGCTAGAAGATATATGTATATCTTTCATACCTAAAAAATCTGCTGGTATCTCCACTGTTCCATCAGTTGATGTAATAGTAGTATTTGCTATTTGCAACATCTGTCTTATACGCAAATCTCTAGCTAATCTATCTTCTGCCAATCTAATAAATTCAGGAATAGAATTAGTTAAATCACTACGAGCTAAATAATTAGCTATAGTAGCTTGTAGCGTTGTGTAATCAGTAAAAAATGCCATTTATACTTTTCCTGGTTTTGTTCTAAAAAATCTATTGTCAGGGTCATTAAGCCAATGTTTAAACTTTGGCATATCTAATACATGAAACCCTCTCATGATTCCTTGTTGGTTTAATTTATCAATAACAGTTAGTGGAATGGATGCAATTTTATTATCAAAAACATCTCCGCCTCCCCAAGTTGTTGATGCGTTATTAAATTCGTGTTTGTTTTGTTCTACAATATCAGAAACATTTTGAACAACTTCAACAACTGCTCCTTTGTCTGTTTTGTGTTTTTTAAATTCTCTCATTTTTTATCCTTAATAATACTGCCCACCGAAGTGGGCAACATTAACAAATACTATATATTAAGTATTTTTGATATCAGCAACGATGCCATGTGCTTTTTGGTTAGATACTTGCAGAGTGTACTCTGAAAGCATTTGATGTTTTTCACTATCACCATCTTTAGCTAACAAGTTAGACTGGAATGGTCTTAATGTTGCAATTGATAGCATAGTTGGGTCAAGCACAAACGCTTGGTCACCAGTTGTTGGTGTTGTTGAATCATAGTCCATTGTTAAAAATCTATCAGGAACTACAGATAATGTTCCAAAGTCTGATAAATAAACATCTGCTGCACCCATAATAGTAGTTTGGCTACCATTTGTAGGAGCTTCATAACGCTGTGCTGCAATACCAGCAAAGCCAGATACTACTTGTTTCAAGAATGGTGAAACAACCAACATAGTTGGGTTACCACCATTTTCAAAGCATGATTTAACTGTTGCTTTTAATGCTGCTTCTGTAAATGCTACAGTAGCTTGAGCTGCTGTTGATGGAGTACGAGCTGTTGTACCATTACCATTTGTAGGAGCTGCTGCTGTTGAACCAGTAGCTATTGAAGAATAGTTGGTTAATAACCATGTTTGTATAGAAGCAAGAAGTCTAGCTGCTGATGAACTACCAGTAACCGCTATCTGATTTCCCATGATTGTTTTTTCCATATCTCGTTTTAGCTCTTGTCCTGCTTTAGCTAATTGGTAAGCTGTTTCTGTCTTACGACCAGCTTTATCAACTGCATCAAGAGTGCCAGAGATGTGTACTGTTTTACCTTGAATTTGTGTTCTGTTACCTACACGAACTGTAGGGCTATCAGAAGCACCGCCTGCTGCATCTCCTTCTTTTAAACCTGCTGCTGAAGCTGCTGCTAGGTCATCAGTCTGCCATTCATGATATACCGCTGTTGCTTTTGTTTTACCAATAGATGAAACTACTGGTGTTTCGGTTGGTGCAATGTTGTAGATTGTATTACTTAAATCTTCCCTTTGCCCAACCGCTGTAAACGTTCTAAATTCTGCCATTGTTATTTTTCCTTACATTAAGTTTTCAAAAATAGCTGCTGCATCTCTGGCTGAACCAGTTTGCTGCAACCTTTGCATTTGTTTTTTAGTTCTATCTGTTACATTTTGTTTTACTTTTGCTCCACCCTTCACCATTTTTGGTGCGTTTGCGACTTTCTTTTTTACACCTGATTTAGATGCTTGAAGTTTATCCCATTGTGCAGCTTTATGTAAAACTAGAACATGGCGTGAATCATAGACTTGAGATAACTCATTATCTGTGAAACCAACCTTTTTCCCATAGCTACGAATATCATTTCTGATTTGTTCGCCTTTGGTTTTGTCTGAAAACTCTGGCAAGGATTGTGTCAGCTTTTGTGCTTCGCCTTCTACATACTTCTGCATATTTGCTTCTTTATCCGAGTTTTGCTCTTGAGCAATTCGTTGTCTTTCAGCATTTACTTGTTGTAGTTGGTCTTTTTTCTCGGTCATTTCTGCGACCTTAACTGCATATCCTATTGGGTCGTTCTCTTTCATAGTAGCTAAATCTTCTGGGCTGTCATTACTGCCAACCAAGAACTGTTCAACTGCTTGAAGTTTTTGAGCATAGCTATCCCTAACTTGCCTAGCTTCAATAATAGCTTTAGCTTCTTGGTCTATAACCTTACGCTGTTCAGCTACTTCTTGAGTCTTTTTAGTATAATCAGAGCCAAGTTGATAAGATTTTTTAAGCTCGTCAAGGGTAACTTTTTTTTCTTCACCTGCTGCTTTAACTGTGAAAGTTTGTTCTTCCTCAACTTCTTCTTCATCCTCAATCTCGGATTCATCTTCAGTTTCTTCTTCAGCTTCTTCAACCTCTTCAACTTCTTCAGTTTCTTCAGCTTCAAATTCAACTTCTGTTTCCTCTACTTCTGCTTCTTGTGTATCTTCTTCCTTTTCAGTTGGTTGCTCGTTAGAGTCCTCTGGTGTGGATAACATACCTTCAAACGCAGATGTTGCTTCTGATATTGTTAGGTCTGACCCACTTTCCGTTGAATTGGAAGTCATGGTTTCTTCACTCATTGTATTTCCTTAATTGCCATCTAGGTGTGGCATACCATACAGGCTAAATGCCTATAATATTGTCCATGATTTATCCTTAATCTTGTCGTTATCGACTACAGATTGAAGTCTAGTCATCATGTTATCTATTGCTTTAATCCTGTGATAAGCTCTTTCTCTTATAGCTACATCTTCTGGATTAGAGTTTTCTATTTCTGCATAACACTCTTTAGTCATCTCTTTTATTTCATCAAGAAATGCTTGATTAGTTAATACAGCTTTAATTTCAAATTGTTTTTCCATTACATTCCTGCAATGTTATTAATTTTGTCTAAAGCATTTATAAGTTCTTTAGATTGTGCAAGTTCAGATTTTTCACTATCTGTTGCGGATTTTTGTGCAAACTCTAATTCTTTAAGAGCCATTTCTTTTTCAAATTCTGTTCTTTCTTGTTGAAGCTGTAACAACTCTTTTTGCATCTTCAGTTCCATTTCTTGTTTATCCATTTCTAATTGAGCCATTTTAGATTGCATTTGCATTTGGGCTTTTTCTCTTTCAACTTCCGCAAGAATTTTAGCTGCTGCAGTATTAGGGTCATCTTTTTGCGGAGCTTCTGCTGCTTGTTTTGCCATAGCCATAGCTTGTTCTTCTGACACTTCCATTAGGAAAGCAGAGTCATCTTTGAAGCCTGCCATATTAACAAATTTAGCAAGAGTATCTCTATACTGTTTAATATTAACTAAAGGATTATTTAATCCATAGCCTTTAATAACTTCTTCTTGTTTTTGTAAAATCATTTGCATAGTTGCTAGTTGCTCTGATTTACCACCAGTACCTAAACCTACATTAACTGTTACATTGTATTCTGTATTCCATTCTCTAGGATTCATAGGAATAAAACTATTATGAACTTTAATAATTCTTTCTTTTTGTTGGTACTTACAAACTAAATGTAATATTCCTTTAAATAAAGATGTCATCCCTGTATCAGCAAAGATACGAGCTACTAACTCTAATTTACCTTGTGATGCAGAAGTCATAGCTGATACTGCTGTAGCAGTTACATTAGATAATAAATCAGGATTTAATCCTTGTTGTGCATCACTAACACCTGTTCTTTTAGCTTGTATGTTATCTAAATACTCAAGCATAGGAAATGATTGTGAAGCACTAGATTGCACAGTCATAGGTACTAAAGCATTAGGGTTTTTAATTCTAATAACACCACCTGCTGTAGATGTTAATAAGTCATCAAGATTTACTTGTCCTTCAACTGCACCAACACGATAGTTATTAGTTAAATACAAATTATCTAACATTTGTCTTGTAACTGTAGATTTAATTAATTGTAAATCTATAGCTCTATCTGCTAACGATTGACCAAAAAATTTATGAGGGATAGGTATTGGACAGACACTATGAAATGGAACATAATCACATTCTTCGTGCATCAATACCTGGTTGTCTGCATAGCAAACTCTGTGTAACTCGGCTATGCCATCCTCATCTAAATCTGTTCTTACATAACATTCATAATACTCAATTAACTCCATACTTTGGTCATCAGTATTATTAGTATTAAATGGTTCTTCTCCTGCACCAAATCTTGCAGTTCTTTCTGGAGTAAAATCTAAAGTATCGCCAACAGATAATTCTGCAACTATTTTTGGGTCATATCCCATTGCTATTAAATCACTACGAGTAACTAAACTTCTTTGTGCTACAAAAGTAGCATCTTCAATAGTTGTTGCTCTTTTGTCTATTAAAAATTCTTCTGGGGCTATATTTTCTATTTTAATTTTAGATGAATCGCTAGTTCTTTTACATTTAACATTGTAATAAACATTAATAATAGGTGGGACTTCTAACATTACTGGCATACCCATTTCATCTACCATAGGTTGTCCAGATATAGGGTCTATAGGTGGTTGTCCAGTAGCTGGGTCTATGATTGGTTCTGGGTCTTGCTCTATTATTTCTTCAACTTCTTCTTGAGAAACCACTTCAACTTCTTCATCTTGCATTAACATTGCAAGTTCATCTTCTGTTAGGTTTTCATATTTTTCTATAGTAGTATCTTTTTTATCATTCCAGTAGGCTTTTACAACACCAACCTTTTGTAACAAAGCATCTTTAAACCAATCGTGCATTATTTCAAAACCATTGTTATCTTTATAAAATATATGATTTACATAAGCTGTTATTTGTTCTGCTAAAGGACCATCTCCTTCATTAACTGGTTCAAACTCTACTGCTTTAGCATTTGTAGTAAACACTTTCATAACTTGTGGTAATGCACCATCTACAACTTCAGCAACTTCACCAGTTACAATAGATGAACGACCTTCTACTTCATTACCATAAGGTTCTCTCAAGTAATATTCAAGAGCCTGACTTCTTTCTAAACTTGTTTCAGTTGAGATAAAGCCTAAAGAATCGTCAATATGAGAGCCAATAATATTTACTAATTCTCGGCTTTCATCGGAATCCTTATTCATTGTTTTTTTGTTATATGCCATTTATACTATCCATGCCCTGTTTTGTTCTAGTGGTTTACTCCATGCTTCCATAGGTGATTCATCAAGACCTACTGCTAAATAACGGAACGCATCACTTGCGTGAGATGCCCAGTCATGATAGGGTCTATCATGGAATACATTTCTTTTTTCATCAAACACTCTACGATAGTTTCGTAGTGCATCTAATCCTTGTTTTGTTTTGTCTGTATCAAACCAGCAACGAGGTAGTATTTTACGAGCTGACTGTATGCCATCCATTATTGTTAGTTTGCTAGCAATAGTTATATTTAATCCTGCTTCTTCTAGCATTTCTTTTCTTGATTTACCTGTACCTAATTCTCTAACTGCTACATCATGAGGAAGTATGTGTGTTGCGTACATATAGTCATGTTCTCTCAACCAATTAACATAATAATCTAAACCTACACCATGATTCTCTACAAAGTCTATGAGTCTTATTTCTTTGTTTACGAGTTGTGCTACCCAGATACAAGTGCTATCTGATATTCCTAAATCCCATCCTGTATATGTTCTTGCAAGCTCATCTTTAGGAATGTCTATTATTTGTTTTTTTTCATCTATTACATTAATTAATGATGAGTAATAAGCTCCTTCTACTGGAGCATTAAAACTACATTCAAATTCTTGTTGGTATTTATCTTCACCCATCTCTGCTTGAGCAGCTAACAACTCATTTTTATCAAGTATATTAGTTTCTGAAGATTTAAACTCTAACAGCTCCCATCCATCTTTATTCTTACCTCTATCTCGTAAGTCTTTAAAATGATTTTGTCCTTTGGGTGTACCCATTGCTACGCAGTAGCCAATTCTATCTGCTAAAGCAGGTCTAATAATTTCTGTAAATAAAGTAGGATTAATGTTACCTATTTCATCTAGTACACAACCATCTAAATAGATACCTCGTAGACTATCTGGATTATCTGCACCATATAAAGATACTCGTCTACCCATAAAGTCTACACGAAGTTCAGCTATATTAGCCTTACCTCCTAATGGTCTAGTGTATTCTAATAGGTAATCCCATGCTATTCTTTTAGACTGATTATATGTTGGTGCAATATAAGCAAATCTAGGATTCGGTTTATCACAGTTTAATGCACTATGTATTAGTTGATTAATAGCACATACAGTTTTACCCATACGCCTATGTGCAACTACTACTACAAACCTATTTTCTTTAACAAGTTCGTGTATTTCTTTTTGTGGTTTTCTGGCTTTATAGCCTGTTGATACTTCTTTTTTTTTCATATCTTGTAACTCTCTTAATGAGGTCGTTACCCTATGTTAATTTAAACTACCATTTTTTACAAGACCAGTAGCCTGCACTTAATTTACTTTTCTTTTCATCACATTTATGTCTAGCTCTAAAAGACTTTCTTCTAGCTGGTTGGTCTTTTTTAATTGTCATATTAGCATCACCAAATCTAACTAACTTTACTGTTGTACCTTCTTTTGCTAATACAGCAAACTTTTTAGTTTTTGTTCTAGCTCGTTTAGGTTTATTGTAACCAGAAAATTTTTCACCTCTGTAATCAATAGCCATTATGCTCTAGCTTTAGCTTTTTTAGATAGGTCTTTATAGTGTACTAATTTCTGTGATGTTGGAGTATGGGTTTTATTTGTATGCAAACTACCATTAGGCATTTTGTGCATATTACCTTTCCATTCTTTACCATCTTTAGTGTAGTGTTTTACGCCTTCCATAATTTATCCCATTGCATATTTTTTAGCTTTGTTTGATGATTTTACTTTAACACAAGAATCTTTGCCTTTTTTTGTTCCTGCAAATCTATAACCTTTCCAACAGGCTTTTCCATCTGCACCTTTTTTTTTGGCAGTCATACACAATCACTCATAGCATCAAACCATCTTCGTAGTTCTTCTAGTCTGTTGTTTAATATTTTCTTATCGGTGGTTTCTTTCTTTTTCTCATTATCTTTTTCCTCGTTAGCCATTAAATTTGTTCGCATCTTTGTATTCGCAAACATCCTAAATCTATAATAAAATAACTATACTGTGTTTTATTTTTACTGTCATCTATTTTTTCAGATTCATACCATTCTAATCCAAAATGAAAACCTGCAAACCAATGCCATGACCACATAATTTTTCCTGTTATTAATTTATTGTTTTAAAAGTAATTTCTATATCCGCCAACATCTCGCACACTTTTCGCCGCATATCTGCACACTTTATGTCCGCCTAGAGGTAGAGGTAGAGGTAGAGATAGAACTCAAAATTATAAAAAATATAAATTTGGGTACTGGGGTTTGTTAATCTATTCCTGTTATTACTTTGATATTAATGGGTGCACCCCCCTCTCCTGTTAATTCTGTAGTATTCTTTTCACTCCATTGAGCTCTTGTTTTTAGCCAGAACATCATTGCTTGTGTGTCCCCTTGTTTAGCTTTCTCATACAATGTACCAGCTACAGCGGCGTTAGCTTCTATACGACCTTTAGCTAACTCTTTACTGTAATACTTGGCAAGCGTGTCTTCAGAGAAACCACATAGAAGAGCGATATCTTCATGCCTAGTACCTACTCTACTTAATTTATAAACCTCCAACTGGGTGGTCGCTAAAATAAGGTGGCGGGGTCTTCCTCTGCCTCTTTTTGCTGTGGATAACTTTTGTTTATTATTTTGTAAGTTATTGATTTCATTAGGTTTATTTTCATTGTCTATGGATAACTCTTGACTCTCAACCTGTGGATAACTTTCATCATCTGTCTTGATAACATCTAACTCATTGATTTCATTACCTTTATTCATTATATGCCTTATTCATTTCGTTTAAGCCTGTTCAAGCAATTAAATGTTAAACCTAGCCTACCCTATTCAATTAGTTTAAAGTGCTTACTATAAGCCTTCTAGATAGCTTTAAGAGCTATATACAGCATAATAACACCGCTTTAATATATCCCTATTCTATAAGCCCTTGTATTTGTAGGCTATCAAGCCGTTTTATTTAATCCTTAACGCTCCTATTTAATAGCATTTAAATGCCAGTTAAACCGCTTCTAATAGGGTTTAAATAGCACGTTTAATATGCGGTCAAGTCAAGGGGGATTGATAGGTAA